CTGACCATGCCACCGGCAAGCCATCTCGGATCCTCGGCGATGACGGCAAGGCCGAGCAGCTGGACCTGCGGTGGGCCGGGCACTACCAGATCGTCATCGGCGCCCATCCGATCACCGGCGCCTACCGCTGGGTGCGCGGCCCTGCTGATCACGAGCTCGCAGAGGCTCCGGTCGAGCTGATCGAGCTGATGCTGGCGGAGCCGGATCCAGCCGCGGCCAAGCCAGACCCCCAGCCCCCGATGCCGCCGCCGCCGGCCCCGGTCGGCACGATCCCCTTGCTGGACATGGTGTCGCGGGACACCCGGCAGCTCATCGAGTCCGGCGGCACGCCGGGCTGCTGGAACGACGACCAGATGCGCCTGTCGCTGGACCTGATCGGCACAGAGGCCTGGATCCGTGCTCAGGGCCACAGTCCGGACATGTCGGCGCAGGATGCCTTCGAGATCCACGTTCGGGCAGCCCGGGCCCAGTCCCAGGACTTTGACGAGCGCAAGGCCTGGCGGCGGTTCCACGGGGCCGAATCCCGCAGCTGCCGGCCATCGACGCCGGAGCGCAATCTGGTCGATCGCCTGCGCTACCACACCCGCGGGCCTCGGCAGGATCCTCCGCGGGCCGAGGAGTCCGCAGCGATCGACAGCGCCGACCCAGCCCCCGAGCCGCGGGAACGGCGCAGCAGCGGCGATCACCCATATACCCTCCTGGGATTCGATGGCGACGCCTACTACTACCAGCCCCGCGCGACCGGGCAGATCCTGCGGCTGACGCGGTCGGCCCACACCTCCACCAACCTGGTGGCGCTGGCGCCCCTTGAATACTGGGAGGCCATCGCCCCCAGCAAGACCGGCGCCAACTGGACCCAGATCGCTTCCCTCCTGTTCCAGCAGCAGGCAGCCGTCGGCGTCTACCAGCCCAACAGGATCCGCGGTCGCGGCGTCTGGTGGGATCGGGATCAGCCCGTCATTCACCTCGGCGACCGCCTGATCGTTGATGGCGCCACCCATCCCATCGGCTATCAGCTGCCCGGCAGCCGCGCGCTCTATCAGCGCCTCGGGGCCCTTGACGGACCTGGCGATGCCGAGGCCATGGCCGACGCAGAGGCCGCCGAGATCCTGTCCATCGCTGAGCGGTTCCGCTGGGACGTGCCAGCGTCGGGCCTGCTGCTGGCCGGCTGGACGGCCCTGGCGCCCATCTGTGGGGCCCTCCCATGGCGACCGCACATCTGGCTCACCGGGGCAGCCGGCACCGGCAAGTCCGCGATCCTCGACGACTACGTGCGGCCACTGCTCGGGGATCTCGCGGTCCGGGCCCTGGGCAACACCACCGAAGCCGGCATCCGCCAGACCCTCCGGGCCGATGCCCTGCCGGTCGTGTTCGACGAGGCCGAGAGCAATGAGCGCGCCGACCAGCAGCGGATCCAGTCGGTTCTATCCCTGGCCCGAGTGGCCAGCTCCGAATCCGCGGGCGTGACCATCAAGGGCAGCGCCGACGGCGAGCCGCTGCAGTTCACGATCCGCTCGATGTTCCTGTTCAGCTCTATCGCCCACGGGCTGCGGCAGGGGGCAGATCTGAGCCGCTTCGCCCAGCTCACCCTGCGCAGCCCGGCGGACACCCCGCAGGCCGAGCGCGAGGCCCACTGGCGGGCACTGAGCGCCGACCTGGCGGCCACCGTTACGCCGGATGCCGGGCGTCGACTGCAGCGCCGCATGATCGGGCTGATCCCGGCGGTTCGGCAGAGCATCGGCATCTGCACCGCGGCAGCCGCCTCGCACTTCGGATCGCAGCGCATGGGCGACCAGTACGGGGCGATGCTCGCCGGCGCCTGGCACCTGATGGCAGCCGATGCGATCACCGCCGATCAGGCTCGGGCTCTGATCGGTCAGAACAACTGGGAGAGCTACTCGAGCGCCGTCGAGCTGCCGGACGAGGAGCGATGCCTGCGCCGGATCCTGCAGCACCAGGTGAGGGTTGAGGCCAGCCAGCGGGTGGTCAGCCGCAGCGTCGGGGAGCTGGTCGGGCTGGTCGCCGTCGGCGTTGACAGCGACCCTGACGTCACGGTCGGGATGGCCGCGCAGGTGCTGGCCCGGAACGGCCTGCGGGTTGACGACGGGCACCTGCTGGTCAGCAACACCGCCGAGGCCATCCGCGAGTGGCTCGACGGCAGCCCCTGGGCCAGCTGCTGGAACGTGGTCCTGGCGCGGCTGCCGGGCGCCAGCAGGGCCAGGCCGGTGCGGTTCGGCGGCACCGGCAGCGTCTCCAGGGCCGTGCGGCTGCCCGTGAACCTGATTGATCAGCTGCCGTAACGCTCTGCGGGCGTAACGCAGGTGGGTCGGTGTAACGCTTTCAGGGGGGTGCGTTACGCCCCGGATCCCTTGGCACGACTGGGTTGTAACGCTTTTCGAGGTTGTAACGCCAAAAGGTATAACCCCCTAAATCCATCCATCCATCCATCCATCCATCCATCCATCCATCCATACATACATATCTGTTACGTTACATATATATATAAGAGGGGTTGAGAATCACTGCAGCGCAAGGGATTTCGGCTGTAACGCCCCCCGTTACACCTTGGGTAGCGAGACACATAAGACCCCAGTCCGGGGCTGGGGTCTGGGCCGTTACGCCCCCCTGCTGGACCCGTAACGGGCAGCCCAGCCGCGCCAATCCCCCAACTGGCCACAGCAGCTCATGCCAGACCGTAAGCGGTGCGCTAAGGTATGGGCATCGGGGCCGAGGGTTCCGATCGTTCACCGCCACCTTCCCCGACTCGCCATGCGCTCCGAGTACGCCACCCCCGCCGACTTCGCCTCCTGGGAGGCCAAGGCAAAGACCATGACCGTTGCCGAGCTTCTCCACACCGTTCGGGATTGCCAGCAGGCCGAGGCCGCCATGCGCGGTTGGAACCCCGTCAAGGAGGGTTTCTACAGCGACCAGGCCTGCACCTACGGTATGGAGCTTTCCCGTCGTCGCCGCGCCGCCTGACCCCCCACCGATCACCGCACCCCACCCGAACCATGACCCCTGCCACCCTCCCGACCATCCACCTCAACGGCACCGGTGCCGACGCCCTGCGACAGGAGTACCGCGCCGTGCGCAAGGCCATCGCGGCAGCCTCCGACGCCCTGGCCGCGGCCACGTGCAACCAGCGGGACTTCTACCCACAGGAGCCAGCCGCATGGCAGCGCGCTCGGCTTGAACGGGAGCGGGCATTCGAGCTGCTGCGGCAGGTGAGCGACTATGCCGAGCAGTGGGAGATGCACGCTCTGGAACACCGCCGCCCATGACCCCCCTCACCAACGCCGAACACCAGCGCCGCTGGCGCCTCCGCCAGGCGGGCCTGATGCCGCCGGTGGAGCGCCCCAGCTGCGCTGCCTGTGGCAAGGCCCACCGCGGCGCCCACGGAGCCCTCTGCGCCAGCTGCTGGGAGCGCACGACCCCTGAGGGCCGGGCCGCCCATAGCGAACGGGTGAAGCGGTCGCAGCGCCGGGCCAGGGTCCGCCGGGCCAAGGGTGACGATCTGTGAACTGTCCCGATGCCAGGGCCTGAGACCGTAAGGCCCGCGCTAAGGTATAGGCATCGGAGGGACGCACCTCCGGCACCACCACCACCGCCACGCCATGACCGCCACCTACTTCGCCGGCCTGACCACCCCCGAGGAGATCAAGCGCGCCTACCGCGACCTGGCCCGCAAGCACCACCCCGACCTCGGCGGCGACCTTGAGACCATGAAGGCGATCAACGCCGCCTACCACGCCGCCCTCAGCGGCCAGAACGGCAAGACCGCCGAAGGCCGCACCTACAAGTACAACCAGAAGACCGAACAGGAGATCATGGACGTGATCGCCGAACTGCTCAAGCTGCCCAAGCTGGAGATCAGCCTGATCGGCTACTGGGTGTGGGTCCAGGGCGACACCAAGCCCTCGAAGGATCAGCTCAAGGCGATGAAGTGCCGCTGGCACTCCGGCCGCAGCTGCTGGTACTGGAAGCCCGCATGGTGCGGCAAGACCCGTAGCAATCCCGGCGGCCTTGAGACCCTGGCTGCCAAGTACGGCTACCAGGGGTTCACCAGCGAGGCCCAGCAGCAGTCATCACCCCGCAAGCTCGCCGCCGCCTGACCCCAGCCCTGACCCCAGCCCCATCCGCCCCGCCCTCACCGGCGGGGCTTTTTCATGGCATGCGGCAGACTCACCCCATGACTATCCGAGTCGACACCTCCGGCATCCAAGGCCTGGCCCAGCGCCTGCAGCTGCTGACGGGCGACCAGATCAACCGCGACGTGGCCCGGGCGCTGCGGCTCACCGGCGTGGCGGCGCGCGACCACCTGCGCCAGGAGCTGGCCAAGCCCACCGGCGGCCCGATCGAAGGCGGCGCCACCCGCTGGACCCAGGGCGGCACCTATGCCCAGCGGCTGGTTGATCCGGGCCGCCTGGAGACCGAGGTGGGATTCGCGTCGACGCAGCCCCGGGCGGCGGGTCGCTACCTGCGGCCGTTGCTGACGGGCACACCGCCGGTGGTGAAGGGCATCGACCTGAAGCTGGCGGAAGGCGACAGGCTGAGCTACGTGCCCGCGCGACGGATCAGGCGCACGGCTCAGGGCAACGTGACCTACGGGTCGCTGGGGAAGATCCGCGAGAGCGACCGCTTCCTTCGACCGATGCCCAGCGGCGCCGGCTTCCTGATCTACGAGCGGAGGGAATCCCGCCTGCGCCTCCTCGGCGTCCTGGTCCGGGGGCGCCCGCGCGCGCAGACCCTGGACCTGCAGCGCATGCTGGCGCCGGTGGCCCAGGCGGAGTTCCAGCGGCAGTTCGCGGCTCAGATCGCCACGACCCTGCGCAAGGCCGGGCTCTGAGGCAGTTGAGAATGAGTCGCAATCGCAGGAGCCTATACCCCGGCATTCCGGTCGGGATTGGGTCCTTCCTGGGGGGCGGGGGTCGCGGTTAATTTCGACCTCGCGATCTTCGCCTAGCGGGTGACCCCGAACTGGCTAAAACCTAGTCATACCAAGCACTTTGCCCCCATCCCCCCGCCGCCTTTAACGGGTCTTTAGCCTGACTTAAGCCCATTCAAGTCGCAATAAGGCATGAGACTGGTTCGCAAGAGCGAATTCGCCAGGATCCGTGGGGTGACCCCGGCGGCGATCACGCACGCGATCAGATCTGGCCGAATCCGTGGCGCCGTGGTGACCCGCAACGGCAAGGAGTTCATCGACCACGACCTGGCGATGGAGCTGTGGGAGCGCAACACGATCAGCGACGATCCACCCCCGCCACGCCCCCCAGCCGCCACCCCCACGACCGCCGACCGCAACGAGCTTCGGGCGATCATCGACGCGATCCCGGACGACGAGATCCCGGACATCAACGACAGCCGCAAGCGCCGGGCCTATTACCAGGCCGAGAAAGACAAGCAGGATGCGCTGCAGCGCCGCGGCGAGCTGGTCCCGATCACAGACGTCCGTCGCGAGGCGACCCGCCTCGCCCGCCAAATCCGCGACCTGCTGCTGATGATCCCGGCGCGGAACGCGGCGAAGCTCTGCACCATGCAGGACCAGGAGGACATCCGGCTGCTGCTGCAGGTTGAGATTGAATCTGCTCTGAGGGGATTGGCCAATGCCTGACGGCGCCCTGATCTACCGAGAGGCCCTGATCGAGGCCCTGCAGCCCCCGCTGGACCTGACCGTCAGCGAGTGGGCTGACCGAGAGCGGCATCTGACCAGCCGCAGCAGCTCCGAGCCGGGACTGTGGCGCACGGATCGCGTGCCTTACCTGCGCGAGCCGATGGACCTGCTGAGCCCGCGTGAGCGTCGGATTCGACGAGTTGTGCTGCTGTTCGGCTCCCAACTCGCCAAGACCGAGTGCGGGCTGAACTGGTTGGGTCGGACGATCGCCATGGATCCGGCGCCATTCCTGGCGATGTTCCCGACCGAGTCATTCGCCAAGCGCCAGGTGCGTCAGCGACTGACGCCGCTGTTTGAGGACAGCCCAGCGGTCAAGGCGAAGCAGATCAGCAGCAAGTCGCGGGATGCCGCCAACGCGATGTTCCTGAAGGAGTTCCAGGGCGACATGCTGCTGAGCATCATCGGCGGCAACAGCGGCAGCGCGGCCCAGGGCATGCCGGCTCAGAACGTTTGGGCCGACGAGGTCTCGAG